TTATCCTTTGGTTGTGCGCGCAATCATCGATTCAATTTGTCGCACGAATGCACGGTTGGCTTCCATCCATCGCAATTCATCATCTGTGGCATTTGGACCCAATATTCGTTCAATTGTGATTTTGCGCATATGTTGTAAAACCGCGCGACCAGACGGTGTGTTAAATGTGCGTGCGTATTGTTTTTCTAAATCTTGCATCGCATCCTCCTTTTTTTATAACACAACATCATTTGTCGCAATTGCGATTGGTGCCAAATATTTTAATTCTGCATCACTGTGCAGTGATATTGGTTCAATTGTACCGCGCCGTGACAAAATTTGTAATCCACGTTCACACAGTGGTCGTATAAATTCATGTAATAACCGTCCATATGTTGCGCCCAATACTCGCATCATATCAGCATTACGTGCCAATACTTCGGTTGCGGTCATATCGCGGTCTGATAATAATCCCAATCTGTCTGCTAATAAAGTATGGCGAATTCTGTCGCGCAAATCAGATAATATCAATTGTGAAATATCAAAATTTGCACCACTGGATAATGGGGTTAACCCCGAACTGCCTACGGCTTTTGGAATTATTGCACCTGGTGTTAAATTGATGTTTTGCAAATTAATAACACCGTCGTCGTCGGCTTGCCAAATACCACTGACAGCGATAGTCGCATTTTTTAGAACCAATTCGACAACTTTGTTTGCTGTTTTAATATCTGGCAATGCACGCAAAACAGGACTGCGACCATATAATTCACCACTGCATACAGACCAACGGAAAATTAAATAAGGATTTGTGTCAAAAGTGCCCGTTGCAACAATATTGTTTTCAATATTACCACCGACATCTAACCACGCAACGAAATCCAATCCGATTAAAGATTGAACCAAACGTAACGGCGTTTCCGGATTTGATTCTATTTTTTTACGTATATCTTCGGTTGGTACCCATGTTGGATATTTTGCCGCAACATCTATGCCTGACATTGTTGTTGTATGAAAAATAGCATTTGGCAAAATTGCGATATCTGTAATTGGAATTGCGGTAAATGAAAAAGCACTATCTGCACCAATTGGGTTTTCTGCCATAAACATACATGCCGTGCCATAGATACATAAATCCATATAACACTGGTGTACGGTTGTGTAAAAATTAGAATCGTTCAGATTTGCACGTAACGCAATTGTTGCAATTTCTGGATTTGGAGAATCATCACTTTCGCGCATTAAATTTATCCACAACGATTCCGGCGGTGTTAATAATGTGTAAATAGATGCAGCCAAATTATCAACCGCATCAGCGGCCGTTCCATCAAACAAAGTTGCAACTTCGGTATTTGTGGTTGGTACTGTATAACGGCGTGCATCATCCCAACGTTGCAACCAAGGTTCACGTAAAGCCAATGCTTTTGCGTACATTTTTTGTAAATTTTTTATGTTCATATTTTCTCCTTTTTTATATTCTGAAATTTGTATTTGCAGTGTAAAATCGCGCAGTACTTCCATGTGGCCGAATAGGTATCGGTAATACATTGATTGCGCCTGCCACTGCATCTAAACCATCGTCATGCCCGATGCCACCAATGGGCGACCACCCAAGCATTTCAGACATAAATGGTGTTTTTTGGATGCGGTTATGTGCAAACATACGACCCGCACCCAACAATGGTTCCAATGTGTTTAGAATTCTGGATTCTTTTTTTGTATGGTTTGTGATTTTTTGGACGGTAATCCCACCACCACGGGCGGCAATTTTATCGTTTAGAATTTCAGGCAAAGCATTGCCTAAACCATTTGTTTCAACGGCTAACCTGTGCAAATCGTATTTATCCAGAAAAGCCAAAACCAAATCACATTGATATGTTAATGGTTGAGGGCATTCGTTCGGCACAACCATATATGAAATGTCATGTATAAATACATTGTGCGATTTATCATCACGAAATATTATGGCACATACACTGGCATCGGTGTTTTTATGCCCCAAAGACGGATCCCAATACGCGGTTGCACCGGTCACCGGCCAATCCCCAATTTTTGCAGTTATTGGATTGAATTCACATTCATACAGTTGTATTTTGCCTGGATCTAAACGGACCTTTTCCAAAGGCGTAAATTGTAGCATCATTTGGGACATAAAGTGATGTTCGCCAACTGTTTTTCGCAAATCTTCGATTTTGTTCGTCGGAAACATCTCGGGCCAAGCCGCCGTTCCGTCGGGTTTTAATATAGGCAGCAAAAATTTTTGATAGCCCATTAAAAAAGGCGTTGAAAAATGAAAATTTTTATTTACTATAATTGACATGGACTTTACTCCAAAAACTTTACCTACGAATTTAGAAGCTGAACAGGCCGTGTTGGCCGCGGTGCTGATGAATAATCGTGCTTTGGAAAAGGTTTCTGATTTTCTGAAACCTGAACATTTTGCGCACCCCAGCCACCAAGAAATCTATAAATTGGCAATGCATAAATTCGCGGCCGGTGTTCCGTTTGATATCATCACGGCCAAGGATTATTTACAACAACAGGGAACGTTGGAAACTGTCGGTGGTGTTGATTATTTGACCCAATTATCTTCGGCTGGTGCGACGGTTGTTAATGTCGAACAATACGGCCGTATCGTTTATGAAAACGCAATGCGTCGCCAGTTGATTGCACTGGGGCAATCCATTATGGATGATGCGTACATCGAAAATTTGGATAACCCCGTATCTCATCAGCTGGAAATTGCCGAACAAAAATTATTTGATATGGCATCCACGGGCGCATCCGAACATGAACCAACCACAATCGGGACCGCATTACAAAGTGCATTGGAAGAAGCGCAAATCGCGTACCAGGCCGACGGAAAATTATCGGGTTTAACCACTGGGCTAACCAATTTGGATAAATCAATCAGCGGATTGCATCATTCTGATTTGATTATTATCGCCGGGCGTCCTGCGATGGGAAAAACCACATTGGCAATGAATATTGCATTTAATGCGGCAAACGCTATTTTGTCTGGTCGTGCAAACAATCAATACAAAGGTGTGGTTGCATTTTTCTCGCTTGAAATGTCTGCGCCACAACTTGCGGCACGTGTTTTGTCATCGCAAACAAAAATCCCGGCAACATCCATGCGTGAAGGTTCGTTGACCGATGAAGAATTCTTGAAAATGTCCCAATATTCCAAGGCAATTGCACAAACGCCATTGGTTATTGATGATACGGCGGGGATGTCTGTGCCGATGATTCGCACTCGGGCACGTCGTTTGTCTCGTAAATATGGCGGTATTGCATTGATTGTTATTGATTATCTTCAGTTGATGATGTCGCCTGGGGGCAAACGTAGTGAAAACCGTGTCCAAGAATTATCTGAAATCACCCGTGGATTAAAAATGTTGGCCAAGGAATTAGATGTTCCGGTTATCGCATTGTCCCAATTGTCACGCAGTGTCGAAATGCGTGATGATAAACGTCCACAATTGGCGGATTTGCGTGAATCCGGATCTATTGAGCAAGACGCCGATATTGTTATGTTCACGTATCGTGAAGAATATTATTTAGACAACCGTGACCCATCCCAACGCATTTCCAATACCACATCTCAAAACAGTGTCGAAACATGGCAAAAACGCCTTGAACGCGCACGTGGCAAGGCGGACGTGATTATTGGTAAAAACCGTCATGGACGCCCGGAAACTGTTCGGTTGGCGTTCTTGGGCGATTATTGCTTGTTTGATAATTTGGATGAAATGGCGGCGCGTAATGCTGCACCGTTACCGGGCGATTTTGCAGACACCGGGGCAGGAACGTCGCCGCAAATGGCGCCAATGCCAAATAATGGCGATACCGGTATTGATGTGTCTGCAATCCCTGATGATATGCCATTATAGTTTTTAGTGTAAATTTTACTTGCCAAGTATTGAAAAATTGACTAGACTTTTGTCAAGTATTCCAAGGAGTCAACAATATGGCACAAGAAGAAATCATTTTTCCAAATAATATACGAACAATCCGATTAAACAACGGTATGAAGATGACTGAATTGGCTCGTAAAACGGGTTTAAGTCTGTCTGCGGTATCCAAAATTGAAAAGGGCGTCCGTCGTTTGAACCAAAAACAGTTGCTGAATATTTGCAACATTTTGGGATGCAAATTGTCCGATATCTTTATCAAAGAATCTGATGCGGTTGCTGATAAATGGCAAACCGAAATCAAACGTCGTTTAAAAGATAACGAACATGGTGGATTGAAAATTTTTGGCTCTGGATTACGTAAAATTCGCCAATTACAGGGAAAAACCATTGCCCAGGCGGCCCGGGACGCCGGTATGACTTTGTCTGTGTATCATAAAATTGAAATTGGTCAACGCGAAATTTATAAAAACGAAGTTGAACCTTTGGCAAAATCTTTTGCATTATCCGCCGAAGGTATGTTCGATAAAATTGCAAATCTTTACAAATCGGGCGAATTGACCAAACAAATAAACAAGGTCAAAGAACGTGTAAAATCTGTTTTGATTCCTGATAATCCTGTATCTGGTATTGATATGCATGACGGTTTATACGGTGCAAAATTATACGACAGTGCGCGCAGGAAATTAGTTCCTGTATTTGGAACACCGTCCGGTCGTGCAATTTCTTTCAAAAGAAATGACCAAGTTATGATTGTTGCACCGGCATCACTTGAAGGACGCAAATCAATATATGCTGTGATTCCAAATTCTAAACGTTCTGGCGGATTTATTCCTGAAAAATCTTATGTGTTTGTTGATGCTTTACAACAGGCCAAGGTTGGGGATTTAGCGTTGTGTATGGATGCTGATTTTGCAACATTAGATCCCGAAGATGTTATTGATGCACAAATCGCAACAATACACGCTGATGCCAAGGGTAAATTGTATGGTAGTGTTGTTGACCCCCAAGAAAAAATTTATGCCAAAACCATGCATCGCGTTGTTTTGATTTTGACTGAATAATTATTTAATGGAGAGAGAAACATGAAACCAAAAGCAAATCTTGTTGCACAAAGATTGGTGAACCTGTACCGCCAAGAACACGTGATTCTGGGCGGGTGGGTCGCATTGAACCCTATCTTTGTAAATGAAGCCACGGACGATGTTTTGACCGAAATGGCGGATTTGCCAACTGGTAAAATGTTGGTCCAACACATAAAAAATTTGCGCAGTGGAAAAACCCCAATGGATTCTATTGATCGAAACCTTTTACCATACGGTGGTTTGATGTCTGAATCCGCGGTGACCACCCCATTGGACGAAAAACAATGGAATGAATTGGAAAATGCGATTAACAATTTTGCCCCAACTCAACAAGGTTTAATCGATTTGCAAAAACTGGACATTATAAAAAGATTCGGCGATGAATGGTTGAATGATATAAAAACAATTTTATCAGATCGTCCAGAAATGGCCGAAAAGTGGAAGGTTGTCATGCAAACATGGCGTGCATACCATTTGTGGGATATGGCAACGCAAATTGTTAATCAACCACTTACCGAGCGTGCACGTGCCCAAATCCAGGCCGATATGCCTGAATATGAAACTTTCTTGCCTATGTTCGCTGACGAAGGTAAAAAGTTATTAGACCGTCTGCGCACTTTTATGAAGGAAACGAAACATCCCGAATCAACCGAAGATTAATCATCGTTTTCACTTGTTCTATAAATAGTGTCCATTGTATGCGGCGTTCCAATATATATCATCGTACCATTGGGTGATAATATAAAATCCAGTTCCCGCAATCTTTCTCTTAATGCCTCGCGTTTTTGTGGTGTATTAGAAGTGTTTGGTACCTCTACGTCATCGCATATTATTAAATCTGCGCGCATACCTGTTATATTGCCGTGGATTCCTTGGCATATAACCGATGGTTCGCGAATTCCAATAGGGCGGTTTATGGTTAATTTATCTGTTGCCCATTCCTTTTTAGAATTTGGAATCATATCAACACATAACGGATGATTTTCCAATATATTTTTAATATGTGAAACCATACGTGCTGCCAACATTGTATGCGCAGATAAAACTAATATACGTGTTTCTGGGCGCAAATATAAAACACATGCTGCAAAAATTCCAACCACAGTTGATTTTCCAGAATGCCGAAACGCCATCAACAGGCCTTTGTGATTCGGCGTTTGCCACACATCATACAAAAATTTCAGCATATCTTTATGGTGTGTTGGTGTTGTGTACCCCAAAATTTTATTCCAAGAATCAGCAAATTGATACACTTGCGTAATCATATTTATCCAACTATATCACCAGACCGTGCCAATAATTTTTTCAACAAATTAGGTTTGTTGGTTTTTATATTTTTCAATTTTGCTAAATTATCTGCTTTTTTATCGTTATACGATTTTTCGGTTTCATCACGCATACGTTGTAATACAGCGCCTGCGGTAGTACTTGTCGCGTTAACGCCATTTGCACCATATTTAGCGCGTTGACTGGCTAATGCTTTTTTTACCAGGTTGGTTTTAGTTTGTTCATCTTTTGCAATTTGTTGTAAAATTGTCTGACGTTGATTTTCAGCAGATTTTTTTGATTTTTTGTAATTCAGAACTTCATTAACATCTGATACTAATTGTCCCATTTTGTCTCCTTTTGATTATATTTCGTATTGTCCGTATACCGTCACAGATAAAACAGTAATCGGCATAGGTTCCGAACCGTGTAATGTCCATGCGGGTGTTGATTCGTCTATTTGTGATCCCAACATGTTCATTGATATGTCCCCAGAAAATCCAGGGTTTAACGGTGAATACACTTCATTTGGTAATTCAACGCGCATATTGTTTATAAACGCGCTTTTGGTGTTCATTAATCGTAAATTTATCTTGCGCAGACGCAGATGCACTGGGCGATGTCCCGAAAAATTCATCGGTATCGCAGACGCTCTGAATTCAATAGCATACGTTGTTGAATCTTGCAAAGCGGTATCAGAAAATTTAGCCAATTTATATGTGCTGTTTTTTTCTAATACAACAAAAGTATTTCCACCACTTACTGCAACAGATACGAATTTCCCGTATGATGTATATTTTGCCCATGCAGAAATGCCCAATGTGGCATTTTGATTTAATACCGCCATAGAACCATCATTATTCACGATATACAATTGTTTTAAATCCTTGTTATACGCGATGTCCACAGGTTCGGTAATCAAATGTTTTGCAAAAGCGCATAAATCATCGGCATTATATTTTTCGCCTAATGTATCCAAAGATAACTTACGAATATCTTTCATGGTGTTAGATATAAATACAGTTTCACCTTCGATTTTTTGCGGCGCCAAAGAACGCGTCGAAACACTCCCCACAGAAGTATGTTGTTTCAGATTGATGCTGGCCGGTGTCACGGGTTGATTTGAAATAGCCCATTCGCCACATGATGTCAAAATCTGTAATTTGTCGCTGCTGATTAAACTACAAATTTGTTGCCGTTCTTTTGATAACAATGTTGTTGTGATTGCTTCGTCATCTAATCCTGTGCCGGCATTAAAATTGTGGTGATCACCAACATGCGACATCCAAATTCCGCCGGGAATATAGCGTGTGCCACCGAATACCAACCTGTCTTGGTGAAAACATACGGAATACGGCCAACCGTGACGCGCATCAAACGCACTTTCATACCAATCTGTTATTGACGTTCCTGGCAAAGTGTATTCGGACACACTGGTTGCATAAACAACAGTTGCGCTAACATATGTGCTGATTGTCCATATTTGATTGTTGAAATAAACGATTGTGCCAACGTTCGCAGATGTCCAATAATCCCCAGATGCGGTAAATGTTGCAGATGTTGGACCATTTAATCCGGCGGTTACAGAAATTGAAATTCCGCGCATATCATCATATTTCATTAATGGAAATTGTGGAATTTGACCGGTCGTATCATAAAAACTAAATGGCTGTAAAGAAAAAGAATTGCCTGTTTTGGTTAAAATATACGGCCTGATATCAGGATGCACGAAAACAACAGAATCACCACGACCTGCAAATTGTATTTTTGATAAATTAGCAGATGACCAAGGCGAAATTAATGTGGTTACCAACGTGCCATTTGAATAAATTGCCACAGCCAAACTGGTAAACACCAAAATATAATTTTCTTGTTCTGAAATATCAAACGAAAAAATACGTGCAGTACCAGATAATGTTGCAATATCAACCAACCCTGGGCGTCGTGTTAATCCACCACCAGCCAACACGTCCATATTTTCTAAACATGCCAATCCAGATACGTTTTTAGCTAAATAAAATTCAGGGGCAATTTCGCCATGCGAAAAAGAATTTTGTGTATGTATAAATTCCGTCATAACAAATCCCTCCTAAAATCTGGCATCAATCAAAGCAAATTGTGCTATTCCGGGATTCACATCTGTGGTGGAATCTATGAATTTTGCATTTTGGAATTCAGATTCATATAAACTGATCAACGTCCTTAAATTTTGTTGATTGCCAGTTAACGGTATGCAAAATTCCATTGCTAATTTAGTTGCAGCCAACGATACAAAATAACTTGGGAAATTTTCTGCGTCGATGCGTACGACGGCCAGCATTTTTACGCTATCCGCATTTGAAAAAATCTGATTTCCCAAAAGTTGCTCAGAACAACGCAATACACGTAATACATTTTCAGGAACAATAAATTCATTGTCTTGATTTTTTTCGATGGATAAAGCCTGGGTTGCAAAACGCCATGGATGCCCAGATAACAAAGCTTCAATCGTTATGTCATACAAAGTTCTGGCCAATTGCGCAGAAGCACTGTCTGCATTTAATGACGTTAACGGTTTTTCTCCTAACTTTAATAACGCCATAGAACATAAATCTAATTTTGTAAGCATATCAATACCTTTTTGTAAAAAAAGATAGCGGAGCAAAATGCCCCGCTACCACATTTGGTTAAAGATTATTAAGATAATGCAGCAACCGTCACAACACCGGACGAAACTGTGATTGCCTTTATGGATGTGCCATCTGATGCATTGATGATAATAATATCTCCTGTATTCATCAATGTCGCAACATTGTTGAAATACCCACTAGTAGAAATTGCGGTCAATGTTTCAGTGGCAACATAATGCCACAAAGTAAAACCATTTGCATACGCAATTACAGATAATTTTTTATTTTGAAACGCCATCTGTTTTCCTTTTGGTTATTTGTTTTGATTTAGAGTATTGTTATGCATTATCTTTGCATTTTAGGCGGACAATACCATCTTGATCAATCAAGACAGCACCTTGTGACATGCTGTTGCTGATAAAGTGCGCCGCGCGTTCACCATGCCAAGTAATATCTGTTTTGACTTCTTGACCACATGCATGACCGACGGATGACGCATGATAAATAAAGCAACTGCGTTCTGTGGTATTGCTCAATGGCAAATCATTATGCAAAACCCAAGTAATGCCCAACCATTTTCTGGCTTCGTATCCGTTTACGATTGGATTGTCACCAACGTATTCAGAAGAAACGAATTCTGTGATACCCAACAATTCGTTCCATTGATGTACGCCAACCACAGCGAATCTGCGGCCGTCATCTGGAACATCTTTTTCATTTAATTTTTCAATTGCGCTTAAAACCAATGTTTTTGTTAAGCCAGTTGAAAAGTTTCCAACATAATTTGTTGCTCCGTTCATAGCGCCGATAATCAATTCATCTGTTTTGCGGCCCAACGCATATGCACCGGCCGACGCTACAACGCGACGTTCATCAACGTTGATTTTCAATTCATCCAAAGCGTCAACCCAATCACCCGCATAGTAATCTTGCAAAGTACATTCAACAGGTTGATGATTCAGATTCATAACCGGCACAATACCATGACGTGATTTTGTGCTGGCTGTACCACGTCCAATTGTTTGGAAAGTTGTAGATTGCCCCACAACCCCAGATTTACTGCGAACTGTGGAACGTAATTTTGTGCCCATTTGCTGATAAGCCAAATGAACATCTGCTTCAAATTGTTTCACGAAAACTTGATCGATAGAAACAGACAT